TGAGTTTAGTAAGAAATATAAATAAAAGAAAAAAAGCTGGAACAAGTCGTTCTAAGAAAAAATCAACTATATCTGCAAAGGCTTATGCAAATATGAAGGCTGGTTTTCCAAACAGCAAAAAAAATAAAGCCAAAAGAAAACGTAAATCTAAAAAATAAAGGAGAAAGATATGTCACCAATGGGAAAAGGAACTTATGGTTCTAAAAAAGGCAGGCCATCAAAAAAGAAAACAAAAAAGATGGGTACTAAAAAGAAAAAAAGAACTAGAATGAGCTATTAATGATTAGTTTACTTGGCAGCCTCTTAGGTTTTGGCACTTCTTTTTTGCCAAGCGTCTTAGGTTTTTTTGAAAAGAAAGCTAAATTTAAACAAGACCTACTTATGCTTGAGGCAAAAGCAAAATATGCCGAACAAATGTCTAAGTATAAGATACAAGAGCTAGACGCAGAAGCCGACATAGCCGAAGCAAAAGCTATTTATGCTCATGCTGAGCAACTTTCTAAAAACAATTCCTCTAAATTTATAGGTGCATTACAGGCATCAGTACGCCCAGTTATAACGTATTTGTTATTTTCTGTTTTTGCTTTTGTTAAAGTTACACAAGTTTATATAGCAATACAGCAAGGTGATGACCCATTAGAAGGTGTAGTAGCTGCATGGGATATTGAAACGCAAAGTATGTTTTCTGCAATTATAGCATTTTGGTTTGGTAATCGTATGTTAAAAAGAAATGGATCATAAGGTATTTTGCAAACTAATAGTAAAAACTGGAACATCAAAAACAGAACTTATGCAAAATTGTGGCGTTTCTAAAATAGCTATAAATGGCATGATAAAAGGTACAGTTCCTGTATCAAACAGTGTTGAACATTATCTTGTAAAAAAAACAAACACATGATAAAATTTCTTTTAAAAATAAAGGAATAAAGAATGAATATATTTACAAAATTATCATTAGGTAGTCTAAATGTTGTTATAGCAATTTTAATTTCAACATTTATATTAATTGGTTGTAGTTCTTCAAGAATATTTTTAAATGCAGATGTTCCAAAAGGTCAAGATATAGAGATTACAATTACCACTGAAAAATCAAAAACTAATTAATAATGACAACACCACAGGTTTGTCACTTAAAACAGTGTTTGACTGATGATGAAATAGATAAAATTTTTAAATTAACAAAAAAGTTACCTGAACAAGATGGTGGTCTTTCAGGTGGTGACAATAAATCTTACAGAAATGTTAGCGTAAAGGCTTTTGACGCAGATGACAAAGATCTTGAATTTGTAGCTAGTATTGTTAGTGAATTTGCTTGTACAGTTAATAATAAATATTGGGGTTTTGACATAAAAGGTTTTGCAGAACCTTTACAAATGTTGACTTATGGTATTAGCGGCAAATATGACTATCACATGGATATAAATTGGCAAAGTCTTAACACTATGTTACCTAACAGAAAAATTACAACTATTATACAATTAAGCGATACAAAAGATTACCAAGGTGGCGATTTAAGACTTGATGTTGATAATGAAGATGATTTTGTTATACCAAGAGATAAAGGCGATATAGTCTGTTTTCCTAGTTTTCTAATGCACAAAGTATGTCCTCTTACACTAGGCACTCGACACTCTATTGTGTCTTGGTTGTCAGGCGACTCTTGGAAATAATTACCCCTTACAATCCTCATAAACAGATTGATACTTACTGATTAATTCTGGTTCTCTTATTTGTATTTCTCGTATGCCATGAATAACACTTGTATGATCTTTGTCATACTTATTGCCAATCTCAACTAAACTTAATATTGAGTTTGTTTTTAATAAATTAAATATTAACCATCTAGCTATAGATAGTTCTTTTACCCTTCTGCGTGATATTAAATCAATAGACGACACATTAAAATCATCACATATTTTTTTTATTGTTCTATCTAAACAATCTTTATTTTTTAATTTTATCATTTTCTTCAATAGCTTTATCTATATAAAATTTAGCCTTCTGTAAGTCTTGTTCAAAATTACCTTTTTTAGTACATCTCCAAACATACTTACTGACATTACCAAGACAATAAGCAATAAAAACTTTTGCTCCAAGCATGGCTCGTATGGAGTCTAAGGCCTCTAACTTATCGCCTTGATAATGAGGTGGATTATTAATTAAATCATCTTCCATTTAAAAAGGTATATCATCATTTGGTTCAACATTTGACGGAGCAGCATCTTGCGTTTCATTTGTTCCGTGCATTTTAAGTTGATTAACTTTTACCTTTATAGTAGCGTTAGCATTACCATCTTTTTTAACATAAGCGTTAATACCAGATAATTCACCAAATATAGTAACTGGTTTACCTTTGGTTAAAAAACTAGATAGACTTTCACCTAACTTACCCCATAAAGCACAATCATTATAAACAACTGTGTCTTTATTAATATTAGAAGCAACTGTAAAATTTAATACAGTTGTTTCTCCAACTTTTTTTAATTCTGGATCGTTGGCAAGATTACCAGTAGTGTTGTATGAGTTCATAATATTCTCCTTTTGTTGTTAAACTCTTTCATTTAATTCAGTTCTTTTACTTGCATAAATTTTTCTTACATAATCTGCATAATTTGAATTACTTATCTTTGTTGCATTATTTTTTGCCCAATCTTCTAATTCACTTAAAGTATGTAAATTATCAATAGCAAATCTATAACCTTCTTTTTCCATTTCTTCTAAATGGTCATTTTCATCTGTTAATTTATTACTTTCATCTGCAAGAATTTCTAAATTAGATTTTTTTTCTATTGTTTCATGTGAAACATTGTCAGGCGGCAAATCTTCACCTTTATATATAAACAAGCCATAACCAAACATACCCAAACATTTAACAAGACCTCGTTGGAAAGCAGTATTAATTTGAAAGGCATTAGGCTGTGCAACAGGTTTGTTTTTGTAATCTAAAATTGGAAACTCCTCTGTAAGAGTTCTACCTTCTATCGTAATAGAAACTGATACAAAACCATCTATATCACTTAATTTTTTAGTAAAAGTAACATCTGGATAAGCTCTACTTACATGATCCCAAGCAGTAGCCCATGATATATAATTAAACTGACCTTTTTTTTCTATATCTTTTTTATTAATATTAATAGTACTTAGTGTTTCAAACACTGTATTTTTATTCATCTTTATCTCCATCTTTTATTTTTGTCATAGTTTTCATGTGGTCATCTTTTCCAATAGCTTTCCATTTACCACCCCAAACTTCTTCCATTCTTTTTTCTCTTTCACGCCAATGTTTTTCCCAAGAAAATTCACCATATTTATCTAATAATTGTTGAACAACAACGTGAAATTTTTTATTCTTGTCCATAATTATACTCAAAAAGTTCTATATTTTGATTTTTTTGTCTTTCCCTTATTATATTGCAATAATTTTTATCTATTTCATAAAGGTAAGAATTATAACCTAATTTATTTGCAACAATTCCTGTAGTTCCACTACCAGCAAAAACATCTATTATTGTGTCATTTTTTTTAGCTGTAGTTAATATTATTTTTTCTATAACTTCTTTAGGTATTTGACATGGGTGTTTAGTTTTTTCTTCACTAACATTTTTAACTTGGTCAATGCACCACCAATCATATAATTTTGAACCTTCTTCACCTTTTGCAATTAATTTTTTTATCCTTTTATCTTCTAAATTTTTATAAGGTTGTTTAACTTTAGTAAAATCAGGTTTACAACCCCACCAACTTATTAACCTACTTTGTTTACCTGTGTTGCTGTTATAGACCCAACTTACGATTTCATTACATTGTGTTTTTATAGCTTTAGGTAAAATATTAACTGTTTCTTCAGGGTAATGTATAATGACACAAGGTGTAGGAATTTTTGATAATAATTTTATATATTCTTTAGTTTCTAAATTATCATTATAAGTGTCATATTTATAACCTTGATTATAAGGTGGGTCTGTTATTACTAATCCATTTGGTATCACGCAATGACGAAAATCTTTATTAATTAAAATTAAATTATTTGACATCTGGTTTCCTGTACCAACTTTTAGTTTCTTGGCAATACCATGAGTTTTTATATCTCTTTGGTCTATGACTATATTTTTTACCTTTAGCGTTCTTTCTGCCATCTATTAATCTTTTTGCCAACTTTGTCTCCATTAAATTATAATTTCTTTCCCATCTTTTTGATTTAACATTAATTGCCATTACACTTCCTCAACTTCTGCTGTCATAGGCATGTGTAAAATAATATGTTTTGCTTTCATTGGTGGCATATCCCAATAATCTTCCTTTGCCATTTCTAATGCTTGCTCTGGCTTCCATGCTGTAAATTTTTTTTGAATTGTAATAGTTTGGTTTATAGTCACGTTATATTTTTTTGGTTTAATTACTTTAACCATAATTCTTTTGCCTTATCCTCTAGTTCTTTACCTATATTCCAGTAAAAATCAGTTTCAAAATCAGGTATATCTAAAACATTTATAGGATTGTCTATCATTAATAATGATTGTCTAATTTTTGCTTTTTTTATCATTGATTTAGAATATATCTCCATATTATCAAATGACATTTCTTGACAATTTTCAGGGTGAAAAACTTGAGCTTTGTTTTTGTTACCAACAATAATAATAGGATAATATTCTCTGTTCATAGCTTCCCAATACACAGTAATTTGCTCTAAATATGTTATACGTGGCGAGACAGGAATAGAGGCAACGGAAAAGCCTCTACTCCCATCTTTTTTTACAGCACCCAATCTTGGTTGGAGCGTTTTGTACTCTATTATCGTTTTTGGATTATTAACTAACATATCGGCATATCCAATAATAGGTACAACCAATTCTTTTGGTTGCCATAAAATTTGTTGTTCAAAATTGCCTTCTAAAAATGTTTTATGACTTGTTTCTTTATAATCATCTCCACGTCTTTCTTTTAATACATCAATAGTAGCGTCTAACATATTTTGTGCTGTTTTCGGTGAGTGTTCCTTACAACCTTGTATTTTTAGTTCATCATTTTCATCTACAGGTACATGCTCGTCTATGCGATTACCTATTTCATCAAAAATTAAATCTATTGTTTCTTGGTCATATTCAAATGTATTAGGATTTACATTTTGCAAAGATAGATCTAATGCGTCATGTATTGCATTTCCAGATGTAGCAGCAACACCAAACTCTATTTTTTTTCTTTCTTCGGCTGTAAGTTTAACATATTTAAACCACCATAAATTTAATGGTATGTTTAACTGAGAGGCAGAAAAATGTTTTATATCATGTTGTTCTAATTTATCTTTA